AGGTATCGTTGCTGAAGTTATTGAAAGCGAAACTGAAGAAGAAGTAGTTGAAGAAGAAATGACTGAAGACTTAGCAGTAGTTGAGGACTGGGAAGGTATGGAGAAAAGAATCCAAAACCTAGAAGACGCAGTTGCAAGTCTAAAGAAAGATAAAGACGGAGGAGATGATGAGGTTGAAGAAATGGCTGAAGAAGTTGTAGCACCTTCTACTAATCCAAAATCTATTAAGACTACAGAAGTAGTTGAGTTCTCAATAGAAGATTTACAAGCAGAAAACGAAAGACTAAAGACTGAATTAGCATCACAACCTGCATCAGCACCTTTAGATACTAATAAATTTAGCTCAGAGAAAACATCTCTAAGTAAAAAAGAAATTAAAGGAATGACCTCACAAGAAAGATTCCTATATAACTTAAATAACTAAAAAAAAAAAACAATTATGGCATTACCAACAGTAACTAGCACGTTCGCCGGGAAAGCAGCAGGATTTTATGTATCAGCTGCATTAAAAGAAGCTAACTCTTTAAACTTCTTAACTTCAATGGAAAACGTGAAGTATAAAGCAGTAATACAAAAAATGGAATCAGGAGCAGAAATGGCTAACGCTACTTGTGATTTTACAACAGCAGGAACATTAGTTCTTACAGAAGCAATCATTACTCCAAAAGATTTACAAGTAAATATGGAAATTTGCTCAAAAAACTTATTAGATTCTTGGGAAAGTTTACAAATGAGAGCAGGAGCAGGCGCACCGGCACCGGCATCTTTTGATGACTACTTAATTTCTCATTTAGCAGGAAGAATCTCTCAAGGAGTTGAAAACGCTATTTGGTCAGGAAATGATGCTACAGCAGGTTCATTTACAGGATTGACTACAGCAGCAGTAGGAAGACTTGTAGTAGACGCAACAGTAATTGATGTAGCTAATGTAGGAGGAGCAGGAACAGCATTTGCAGCAGCTAACATTATTGAAAACTTACAAAACGCAACAGCAGCTATTCCTTCTAACGTTTACACAAAAGAAGACCTTTACATCTATATGAGTCCTAAGTCTTACAGATTATACATCTCAGCTATCTCTACTTTAGGATATGTAAACGCTTACTCTATGAATGGAGATTATGATGCAGTATTTGAAGGAATAAAATTGGCAGTATGTAATGGTGCAGAAGACGATAAGTTAGTTTGTGCTGAAAAGTCAAATTTATTTTTTGGGACTGATTTGATTTCTGATACAACAAATTTGACTTTACTAGATATGGCTCCTGTAACAGGAAGTTTAAACACTAGGTTAATTGCAAGATTCACAGGAGGTACTCAAGTAGGAATTGGTGCTGACGTTGTACTTGTATCATAATTAAATAAATAATACGGAAGGAGGGGGTAAAACCTCTCCTCCCTTAACCTAAAAAATAAAAAACAATGGCTTGCGGCTTAATAACAAAAGGTAGGGGACTCGACTGTAATAGAATCAGTGGAGGGATAAAATTCGTTTATTTCGGAGTTTATGACCAATTTGAATCACCAATAGAAACAGCAGGAATAGTTGTAGTAGATGAAGAAGTAACTGATATAGATATGTTAGTATCTGCAACACAAAATACTCTTTACAGATATACTATGCCTTTAGGCGTAGCTAGTCTTACAGATACAATCGTAGGTAGTCGTGAGAACGGAACTGTTTATTATCAGCCTAGTTTAAATATTATTCTTAACAGACTTACAAAAGAAGACCAGAACCAAATTAAACTACTTGCAGCTACTAAGCTTGTATGTTTTGCTCAATTAAATGCAACTTTACCTTCAGGAAATGATGTCATTGTTGCTTTAGGAGTTACTAATGGAATGGAACTTAATGCAGGTACTATGGATTCCGGAGCAGCATTCGGAGATAGAGGAGGATACACTCTTACTTTTGACGGAATGGAAAATAAGCCTTTCCCAATGGTAGCAGACTATCCTTCTGCAACAGGGCCTTTCACAAATGCAGCATTTGAAATTGGTACAATAATAACAACAGGATAATCTTATCTGTTTTCTTATAATCTTAAAAGGGTAGCTTAATTGTTACCCTTTTTCTTTTCCAAACAAAAACAGACTTTTTCTATTATATAGTATGATACAAGGATTCACAGAGACTAATATAAATGCAGAACTTTCTACTGAAGACAATAGAATAAATACTTCTGTCGCTTCTACTCAGATTAGATTCCTAGTAAAGTTTATTAATGACCTAGATGGTTCTATTGCTTATTGCTATCCTAATTCAGTAATTTATCCAAGATATACAGGGATGGGTTTTATTTATGAAGCAGTTGTTGCATCAGTTGATTTTTATGCAGCTGAAATACATCTTCTACCTTCAGGACATTGGAAATATGAAGTCTATGAGGTAAGTTGGATAGGAAGCGTTGTAGTGGCTTTAAATACAGCCCCTGCTACAGAAATAGATGTCTTGCCTGTTGCAGATACTAACGGAGTAGTGCAAGGGATAGTAACTAAGGGAATATTAAACCTAACAGAAAAATCAGGAACAGAACAAGTACAATACAAACAACACGAAGTAGCAGAAGGAACTAACTATATATATTACGGACAATAAAATAAAAAAAAATGGGAATTAAAAATACACAAGCTCTTTTAAGTGAGCAATTAGGACAATTAGGAGGAGTTGATATATTTACAACAGCTGCTCAGACAGGAAAAGATTATTATGCAATTTTCTTTGTTGAAGAAAGTGTAATATCTGCTATTACAATTACAGACTCAACAGGTGCAAGTAATTTACTAACTACTGTAACGGCAGGAATGACAATATTCGGAAAAATTACAGCAATTACTTTGACTTCAGGTTTAGCAATAGCTTACAAAAACTAATGAAGTTAGCTCTTGGAATGTCTTTACCCTCTGCTAATAAGGGGAATTTAACACCTGTACAAAAGCAAGTTAATGTTTTTAAAGCTAGGGTTATTGCTGATGGCGGAGTATTTGAGGCTAAGGCTTGTTTAGAAGCACAATTAGTAATATTAAATAATATACAATGAGTTTATTAGATGATGTAAGTATTGTAGTAACTCCTAATGGGTATAAGGCAGGAGAATTGTATGCAGTTGTACCTGCTGCTTCTTTAGGTAATAATGTTATTGTTAATGGAGATTTTGCAACTGATAGTGATTGGAATAAGGGAACAGGTTGGACAATAAGTGGGGGTTCGGCTAATTGTGATGGTAATCAAACAGGAGCGACAAACTTAACTCCTAATGTAGATAATGTAACAAATAATACTGTTTACAAAACTACTTATACTATATCAAATTATGTAAGTGGCTCAATTAGAATTAAACTAGGTAATACAGGTCAAGGTCAATATCACTCTGCGAATGGAACTTATACAGAAGAGATAAAAGCATTAGTAACTACTTTTCCAAGAAGTCAATTTAATGCAGATGTTGATTTTAAAGGTTCTATAGATAATGTATTAGTTGAAGAAGTTATTTCAGCTGATATGGATGTTACAAGAGCAACAGCAGCTACAAGAGTAGATGAAGCAGGATTAGTTAATTATGCTGAGATTGTAGGAAGTGAATTAATTACAGATGGTAATTTTCCTACTCCTAATGCAAATTGGACTATTCAAGGTGGAGCAGCTACAACTTGGGTTATTAATAACAATATAGCAACAAGAACAGGAAGTACTAATTGGGGTTTGTATCAAAATATTACAAGAACAGTTGGGAGTTTATATAAAATAACTTTTAATGTATTAACTTATACATCAGGTAATTTACAAGTAAGATTAGGTGATGGTGCTACGAATAATGTAACTAATACAGGAAGTAAAACTCTTTATTTAATATGGGATGGCTCAACAGATAAGTTTGCTTTTGAGGGTTCTTTTATAGGGTCAATAGAAAACGTATCAGTAAAAGAAGCAACAAGAGATAACGTACCTCGTATAGACTACACAGGAGGAGGTTGTCCACATATATTAGCAGAGCCACAGAGGACTAATCTTTACCCTCATAGTGATAATTCATCTACTTGGTCAAAATCAAATTTTACTACAACTGATAATTATGCAACATCACCTGATGGAACTACAAATGCGTTTAGAGGAGTTTCTACTTCAAATGCAAGTCTACTTTATATTGGTTCAACAGGTTCAGCAGGAACAAACACAATAAGTATTTATGCCAAATCAAATACTGCTTCAGACCAAAAGTTTAGGTTTTTTGGAAATGGAAATACAACTCAATCATCAGACCAAACAGTAACTCAGGAATGGCAAAGATTTGAATATACTGAAACTTTTTCTTTTGTAACTTGGGGATTAGCAGGTGCATCAGTATCAGGAACAAATGATATACTTTTTTATGGAATGCAGCACGAAATAGGCTCATTTCCAACTAGTTACATTCCAACATCAGGAAGTACAGTAACAAGAAACCAAGACCAATTCACAAGAGATGGTATAGGTAGTTTAATTAATAGTACAGAGGGGGTTTTATTTTTAGAGATGGCAGCTTTAAGTGATGATTTATCTGCTCGTAGAATTAGCATCAATGATAGCTCTTATAATAATATAGTAGAGATAGGATATACAAGCGGTTCTAATGAAATAAAAAACAGAGTAAAGTCAGGAGGAGGTACACAGGCTAATATGAATTACACAGCACCTAGTATACTTAGTGATTTAAAGATTGCTTTAAAGTGGAAAGTTAATGATTTCTCGGTTTGGGTTAATGGAGTGGAAGTAGCAACAGATACATTAGGAACAGCACCAATAGGTTTATCTAAAATATCTTTTGACAGAGGAGATGGTACACAGAAATACTTCGGAAAAGTAAAACAACTACAAGTCTACAAGACAGCTTTAACAGATGAGCAACTATTACAACTAACAGGTACATCAGGAACTGACTTTTATGAATCCTATGCAGAGATGGCTAGTGCATTAACATATACAATACAATAATGGCAAATCCAAGTTTACAAATAGGAAATAGTAAGTGGGCAATAAAAAAAGATAATCTTTTAGGTTATAGCACAGCAGGAACTAGGTTCTTGCCTATACCAATAACAATGACTAGAGCATCAGCAGGTACTAGAGTTAATCCTCAAGGCTTAGTTGAAACTGTTGAGTTGTTAGGTAGTGAAGAAATTATTGATGGAGGATTTCCTAATGGCTCTAATGATTGGAGTGAGATAAATGGAGGTACAATAATAAATAACGAAATGGTACTTGATTGTGGAGGGAATACAAACGCTTATACATTTCAGTCAAAAGCAACTTCATATACATCAGGAAAAACTTATAAGTTAACTGTTAAGGTTGCAAGTAACACAACAGGAGTTAATTTAATATTATATCCATTTTCAAACTCTCTAAACACTTCTGTAATAAATATAGGAGAAACTGCAGGTACTTATACTATTTATTTTGTTGCAGATTATACATCAGGTACAGGAAATACTTTTGCATTGAGAGCATTATCTTCTACAGGTACTTTAACAATAGACAATGTATCAGTAAAAGAATCAACTAGAAACGACCTAGCAAGAGTAGACTATACAGGTAGCACTTCAAGTTTATTAGCAGAGCCACAGAGGACTAATCTTATACCTTATAGTGAAGGTTTTAATTCTTGGAATACAGTACAAAATTTAACTGTAGTAGAAGATACAAGTGAAACGACATCACCATCAGGTAATAATACTGCAAGTAAGCTTACAATAAATAGTGTTAGCACTCCAAGAAGATTATTTGAAGTTGTTACAACAAGTTCAGGTAGTGATTATACTTATACTTTATATGCAAAAAAAGGCACAACAGATTTTATAAGAATTTTATTAACTTCTATAATTATTGATGCTGAATTTAATTTAACAAATGGAACTGTAACTTCAGGTACAGGTATTATTCAATCAGTAGGAAATGATTGGTATAGAATACAAGGAACAGGGACATCTTCATTAACAGCAGAAGTTCCTCAGATACAATTAAGTGATTCAGCAAGTGTAAATGACTATCTATATATTTGGGGAGGGCAAGTAGAAGAAGGCTCTTACGGGACATCTTACATACCTACAAGTGGTTCTACAGTTACTCGTGTACAAGACCAATACTCAAAGACAGGAATTAGTGATAAGATAAATAGTGAGGAGGGGGTTTTGTTTATAGAAGCTGCTGCTTTGTCAGATGATGGAACAAATAGATACATTTCAATAAGTGATGGTACTGCAAGCAACTATATCTATTTTAGATTTCTTACTACATCTAATAGGGTTTTATCAAGAATTGCAGTTGGAGGAGTTACTATAAATGGTATTCAAATAACTATAACAGACACAACTGCTTATAATAAGTATGCTATTAAATGGAAAAGTGGAGATTATGCTTTTTGGATTAATGGGGTAGAAGTAGGAGCTGATACAAGTAGTACAATTTTCGGAGCAAATACTTTAAATCAATTAAAATTTAGTTTTCCTACGTTAAATGGTGGTGGATTTCCTTCAAAAGTAAAACAACTACAAGTATTTAAAACAGCATTAACAGACTCAGAATTAGCAACATTAACAACAATATAAAATGAATATATACAAATTACAATACACAGATAAAGCAGAAGGAGATGCTGACTTACTTGCTAAAGGTACTTATGAAGTAGTAACTGAAGAAGGAGTTACTCAAGATATTTATACTAATGGAACTCAGGCTATAGTCTATATAGGTCAGATAGTAGAGATACCAGGAACTTACGACCCTGATGGAAAAGAGATAACGCCACCTGTATATTACCCTGGAGTATTTTATGACCTAATGACTACAGAAGAAATTGACTTCGGAATTAATGAGTTATTTCCTGTAGATTGTGTACATTCGTTCTTGGGTTATGAAAAGAACGCTGAAGGTGAAGATGTAGACCCTGATGAAATAATAGAATAATTAAAATGTCTTTAAAGTACTTTAAAAGAAGTGAATTTAATTGTAAGTGTGGTTGCAATACTAACTATATAAATGATGATTTTATGTTAGCATTAGATAATGCTAG